CTCTGAATCACCCATCTTAGCAAGTTTAGTGCTTTTGAAAGGTCTTAGATAAGCTACGTTAGCCATTGAAGGATCTAACACGTATGTAATTTCATCAGATAAGAATCTATCTGGAACTACTGATAATGTGCCAAAATCGGACATATAAACATCCGCTGCCCCAACAATTTTTGTTTGACCAGTTTTTGGTGCTTCATAGCGCTGCTCAGCAATACCAGGAAATCCGCTGACCACTTGTTTATTAGCCGGTGAGACTAATAGAACTGATGGTTCACCACCTTCTGTGTATGCTTGTAAAACTGCAGATTTTAGCATGTCTTCTGTTAATGCTGCACCAGCTGTATCTACTGTGTTAGTTTTAAGCCATGTAGCAAGACCACCTAGTTTACGTGCTGTTGTATTGTTACCAGGGTTTTGAGCTTGGTCAGACAATAGGATCGATTCCATGTCTCTTTTGATTTCAGCAGAAGCTTTTGAAAGCTGATATGCTGTTTCTGTAGAACGACCAGCTTTGTCTACTTTATCATCTGTGGTTGATACCTGAATTACTTTATCAGATATTTGAGTGTAGTTTCCAACACGTGTTGTTGATGTTAGAGCTGGTGCAACTGCATCTGCCCCTTCAACTTGTGCATTGTCTAGGTTGACTGCCGCTAGTGAGTCTGTCTGCCATTCGTGCAACGTATTTTTAGCAGTAGTTCTGCCAATTGTTGACATGAATGGAGTTGTAGTCGGACTTATATCATATATTGCATTTTGTAAGTCTTCACGAATACCAACGGTATCGTAAGTTTTTAATGTAGCCATGATTCTTGTTTCCTTTTAAATAAAGTTTTTGAATAACTCCGTGGCATCTTCAATACTGCCAGATCCTTGAAGTCGTTTTTTCTGTTTTTGATATACGTCGGTCTTGGCAAACTTGTTGCCTTTCTTAGACATCTTTGGAGCTTTTGAAAGCTTCTTTGTAACGCCTGGGTTTGCTTTTTGTAGCTTATCCCATTGTGCTGCTTTTTGCATTACAATAACATGTCTGTGATCGTATACTTGTGAGAGTTCTTCGTCTGAAAAACCTACACTTTTCCCAAATTCACGAATGTCTTTTTTGACTTGTTCGGATTTCTTTGGATCAGAAAATTCCTTTACTTTATCAGTCAACATTTCAGATTCATGAGCAATCATTTTAGCTTTATGCTGCGCAAATTGATTCTGCTGCGCCTGTGCTAATTTGTTTTGTTCTTGAGCTAATATTTGTAGCTTCTTATTGTTTTCTGTTTTTTCTGCTACTTTAATAGCATATTGTATTGGATCGTTTTCTCGTAATTCCTCTAAGTTGGTGCCATCATTAGCATCTTGCTCTAATAATTTTTGCACTTGGCCTAGTCTTTGAGCATATTGCTCCCTCATCTGCATAGCTTCGTTAACTGCATGAGCTTCAGCTTCTACTGCCTTGCGCTGTGTTGCTAGCTCTTGAGACTTTTTAGTGTAGTCAGAACCCTTTTGATATCCTTCAACTAATTCGTTAAGTGTTACATCTTTCTCTTCGCCATTAGCTTTGACTCTAAAGGTTTTACGTTCTTCTACTTCTATTTCGTCTGAATCTTCATCTTCGTCTTCAGTATTGTCTGGTTCATCCTCTTCGGATTCCTCTTCTACTTCTTCTTCCAATGCTTCTTCATCAGTTTCCTCAACTGCTTCTGTTTCCACTTCTTCATTATCTACCTCTGGTTTATCGTTTGATTCCTCGGCATCTAACATTTGTGTGAAAACTTCCGTTGCATCTTGTGGAGTTTCACTACCTGTATCAGGTGTCGTGATTTGCTCAGTCATAATTTTTCCTTTTAATTGCTATTCTATGATAGCTCATTTATAGGCGTTTGCCTAATTATTTGTCTGTTTGTAAGTGCTTGATTTATAAGGCTTTTATTTTTAGCTTTTTATGCTCTGGTCTCATATAAGGACCTGTACCGTTTTAACCTAGCTTACCCTATACTAATCAATATTTAAATGGTGGTGAGCTTTAAATCTTCCACTTAGATTTACTTATCTTCTCATCACTTGCTATCGATCCTAAGTGAGATAGTATCTCTGTTAAGCAAGATATTCTCATGTAACATATTTCTCTAGCGTGTGAATCTTCTACATCTGAATTTAATAGCATGTCTATGTGCATTTGTTTTAAATCAGCCATTGCTTCTTTAAACGAACTATCATTAAGAATGTTTAAAATTGCACCTGATTGTATCATAGTTTATTTTCCTTTTAGCCGTCTAAGTTCTTCCCATGCATCAGACTCATTTATTCCTATTGAATCCCAATTATCTGCAGGGTTAATGTTAATATCCATTAAGTTCTTTACATCATCTTTACCATCATACCATCTACCAGCACCGGCTAGTTGACCATCAACATTATCTAATACATCAATGTTACCATCTCTCATTGCCTGTCGTATTTTAAGGGCAGGGTCCATGATATACTCGTCGTTAGGAAATTCATTACCTCTTACATATTGCGGTTGCTTGCCTAATAAACCTTGAGAGCCTGATGATGCGTCCATAAAGTCTCCATTACCATACATATTCATTCTAGCTACATCAGGTTTATTCATTCCCCCATTATACTCAGACTTATTTATTGGTATTTGCATTAATTCTCTATCTCTATAGTTCATAGCAGCATCAGATCTAAATCCATCAGGATCTTTTCTTACTCTGAAGTTAGAAGGTATACCATTGTTGAATTGAAAGTTATCTTGATATCGTGGGAATATATCAGTGAATGAATCTTGCTCCATATTGTTCATCCCATTTACTTTTTCGTTTCTACCTGCCCTTAATCTGTCTATATAAGATGTACCATCACTATATTGTAAGCTATCTATCCTGCCTACCGTTCCATTCTGTCTCATCATCTCTAAAACTTCTGAAGGAGGTGCCCCGTTATCAAACAAACCAAGCTTAACAGCTTCCTCATAAGATTCTAATGTAAATCCTTGTGGTATTTTACCTTGCACGGCAGGTGGTGTTTGTTTAAATCCACTTTTGATTGCGTCTAGAAACTCTCCCATTAGTTTCAATCTATTCATTATAGTATTCCTTGTTGTTTATTATTAAAGTCTTCATTGGTGTATCTTTTTATAGGCCTGCCATAACCTCTAGCTGCTGCATCATTTAATTTTGCTTGAAATTCTTCTGGGGGTATTTCCGCGCTGCCTAACTCACTAGAATCTAACAGCAAACCTAAGCCAAATCCTTTTACCCACGGAGCGGCTGCTCCAGCTAAGGATAATGCACCACCACTAATAACTTCACCAGCTACCGCTGGGTCTGTTGCTAGCATTGAAGCTATACTTGCTGTGCCGCCCATTACATTAGCACCTGTATCACCATAGGCCTGTGCTTGTTGTTGATTGACACCACCAATAGTATTCATTAAAGAATCCCATGCACTGACTTTAGGTTTATGTTCTAGGTCTAACTCATCAGCCATAAGGTTACCAGATAGTATAGAACCAGCTCCTATGCCAGCCATCTTTGGATTGAAGTGGGCTAGTGGACTTCTTATATCACTAGGCTTAAATATCTGTGATGAAACAATCTCTTTGTTATCCATATCCCAATCCCAATGCCTAGCTGAATCATATCCATTGTTTTCAAGTTGGTTAATAACATCATACGCTGGGTCTTTACTTGCATCGTTCATTCTAGGTGTTGTAAACTCCCAACTTTCTGTAGAATCTAAATCATACCCATCAGCTGCACCTGTTTGTTGTGATGCTTTTTTAACATCGTCAGGAGATGCTGGGGTATTAGCTCTTGTTCTTATTGGTGTGACATTAGATCCTTGTTGTTGCCCGTCAGGTGTCCAACCTCTATCTCTAGCATATGAACTTGCTGAATCACCATTATTAGCAAAGAAGCTGTTAGGTTTAAACTCATTAATGTTATCAGCAGAGCCATGATAATAAGTCTCATCACCAAATCCCATAGCCTTAGCCCTGTCTTTAGCTGTGTTGCCTTTACCTAAACCTAATCTTTTAACGCCCTCTATTTGTGCTTCTTTGTCAGACTTGGTCCATGCCTTAATTAAGTCATCAACTTTACCACCAACAGATGCTTCAGCATCACTAGCCATTAAGTTAGTAGAGAGTATTGCGCCAGCACCTATACCAGCATACTTTGGATTAAAGTGAGCTAATGGACTTCTTATATTAGCACCATCAAATAACTGCGTGTTTTTTACAGGGTTTGGTATGTCATTAATATCATTATTATATTTCATTTCCCTATTATATAGGTCAATATCTTTTTGCTTAAGTGGGTCAAAGCGATGTTGTCCTTTGTATGGCTCTGAAACAAAAAATGGTTGTTGTAACTCATTAGATTGATAACCATCAAAGCCTTGCTTTCTTATATGTTTTTGTATAGCAGTATCTTCCATTAATGACCATATACCAGTGCTTGCTTGTGGTTGATACTTTTTAGGTAATAATTTTAAATGTTCAGGGTTTTCATAATCAAACACTTTGCCTTTTGTTTTAACGGGCATAACATTAGATTTAATGTTTCTTAATCTATTACCTTCTGGACTTATGCCTGAATAAACACTTGCAACATCAGGATCTGGAGATAGAGATATAGCATTACGGCTAGGGTTACCATCAATCGTTGGCACGTTAGATTTTCTTGTTGAGTCAAAACCATCAAAGCTTTTATTAGTACCATGATATTGTGTATCACCAAAGCCCATAGCTTTAGCTCTGTCAGCTGCAGTGTTGTTATCTGGTAGACCTAGACGGTTAGCACCTTCTATCTGTGCTTCTTTGTCAGCCTTAGCCCATGACTTAAACATGTCATCTACTTTAGTACCTAACTTAAGCATTAACTTTAGCTAACTTATCTACTGCTGATAAGACATTCTTCATATCCTCGTTAGAGACTTTATCTTGATTAGCACGTTCTTTTTGTGCTATTTCAGCAGTATGTAGCATTACATCAGCTTCTAACTTAGCTCTTTCTTGCTGTACCTTCAATAAGTCCTTAGCACTATCTATCTGTTGTTGCTTTTGTTGCAACTCTAACTCTTGTTGTTCCATCTGTACTTTGAACTGTAACTCTTGCATCTTAAGTTGTTGTGCAGCTGCATCAGTCTGTGCTTTCATCTGTGCTTTCTCTGTTTCTGCTTTAGCAATAGCTTGAGCTGCCTGAACTTCTGGTGGAGTCTTGTCAGCTTCTGCATCCGCTTGCATAACTTGCTGCATAGTTGCATCGTCTATCTCTTTAATGAACTGAGCATCATCTCTGTAACCTGAAGCGTTAATAAACTTAGCAAGTGTTTGTCTGTATTGTTTAAGATCTACTAATGGATTAGATAGGCCATACTGTTGTATCATCATCTCTTGTTTACCTAGTATCATCTGTAACATAGCAATCTTCTCATTGCCAGTACCGTTACCTAAACCAACGTTAATGTTTACATTGTATAAGTTATCCCATTCTCTAGGATCTATATCCATTGGCTTACCGTTGATAGCCATTGCTCTTGGCTCATCTTGATACTTACATACTAAGTGAAGTATACCTCTCATTAAGTCTTTAACACCAGTGTCAGCAAAGATACGAGCTATTAGTTCTAACTTACCTTGTGATTGAGCTGTCATGGTTGCTACTGCTGTAGCTGATACGTTCTGTAACACATTAGCATCTAAGCCTTGTGACATATCACTAACACCTGTTGCCTTAGCTTGTTCACCATCTAGGTAGTCAAGCATAGGGAAGCTTTGAGCTGCACTAGACTGAACATTCATTGGAACAATAGCGTTAGGGTTCTTCATACGGATGATACCACCAGCCGTACTGTTAAGTAAGTCATCAAGATTAACTTGGCCTTCGACCGCACCAACACGTGAATTGTTAGTGAGGTAAAGGTTATCTAGCATTTGTCGGGTAATGGTAGATTTGATAAACTGGATTTCCATAGTCCTGTCTGCCATAGACTGACCATAGAATGAATGTGGAATAGGGA